TTACTTGCGTGATTTAGGTGCTTTGTTTCGCATAAGTTTGTCGTATTCCTCCTGAGCGTGTTGTATGCCGTGATCGCCGGTCACGGTGTTCACGGTCACAAACGGTTCATCGAGGCGGTCCGCGAGACGTTTCATAATAACGGCGTAGTCGCCGTTCCTCTCTCCCTCTGACGTATAAATGTTGGTAACAGCCGGAGCCGGGGTTGATTGAGGCTGCGCCGCAATCATCATGGGGGCTGTGATAGACCGCGATACGTCGGAGTGAGTTATGCTTCCGAGAGTGTTGGTGCGCTGCGCGTAGTCGAGGGCTTCAAGCAAAGGCCGCGTCCGGGGATTATTGACGAGCTTCTGCGAGGCGACCCACTCTCCGGCATGGACCACTCCTGCGGGTTCATCTTTGAGACCGGGCTTGGTAAAACCGCCCTCGGCGTAGCCCTGTGCCTCGGAAGCCTGTTGCTGCTTCTTGATGGTCGCGATTTGCAGCGCACCTGCGGCCACGGCCATAGCCGCCGCGATAGGTGCGAGGATATAACCGACCACGGGGATAGCTGCGGCGGAGCCGTAGGCATTAAGGGCGTTGGTAGCGGTCTGCGCCACTGCCTGTATCACCTGCATCGCAAACATCTTCTTGTTGGCGTCGTTCTTGATTTTGGCCTTGGCGGCCTCTTTCTCCTTTTCGGCTTTCTTGACCTTGTAAGAGTTGCCCTCGGCAAGCTCGATTTCACGGTCATACTTTTTCTCGACCTTTGCAGTTTCGAGTTCGGCGCAAACGCTGACATACTCGGAATACTGCTGCATACCGGCGTTCATGACAGAGAAAACCGACGAAGCGAGAGCTGCAAGGCGTGTGGCCCAGTTGCCGCCGTCTTCCTCCGTGGAGTCAAAGAAATTTTTCCACGCCTCGTATATGTCGAGCAACTGGTTGGTCTCCTGAGAGCCAAAGCGCCGCACGGCGTCGAGGCGCTTCTTCTCGTAATTACGGGAGATGCGCTCCTTGGCTTTCTCCGCCTGTTCATGGGAGATTACACCCTGGGCTTCGAGCGAGGCCACGCGGTCGAGGTCTCGCCGCTTCTGCTCGTCCATAGCCTTGGGCGAATTGCCGTCGGGTCTGGCCGACTGCGGCAGATATTCCGTGGCGTACTTCTTGCGGAGGTCTGCCTGTGCTTGCAGGAACTCCTCGTAAGAAATAAGGTTCTTGTTGTATGCCTCAAGCAACAATTCTTCTTCGAGGTCATAGCGCTTCTTGGCTTCGAGATATTCATACTGCTTCTTCCACTCGGCCACACGCTGTGCGAGAAGTTTCTGACGGCGCAGCTGCTCCGTGGCCTCGGCCTGTTCAATCTGCACCTGATAGTTGTGCCATTCCTCGGAGGCATTATTATAGGCGGCTTGCATCTGTTTGAGATACTTAATGCGTATCTCAAAGAGTCTCTGTTGCAAGGCTTCCTCCTTGCCGTAGAGTTCGTTGCCGGGCGTATAAAAGTCCATCTGCGCCTGAGTTTCCTCGGCCTGTTGCTGACGCTTTGCGTCCTCGACTTTGAGAGCGGCATTCTTTTTGAGCCATGCCGCCTGTAATTCGGCCTTTTTCTTCAAAAGTTCCTGATAATCCTCGTCTTCCTGAAGATTATTGTCCTCAAAAATCTTCAGCCGGTCATCGTAATATTTGACTTCAAGCTCGTACTTTTTGAGCAGGAAGTCAGACCACGATTTCATACCTGCCGAGTAATCGGCCAGATTCTGTGTATCTCCGGCCTCCCATACGCCTTTAGCATCGTTGAGCTGCTGCTTGAACTCCTGCCGGGCCTTGATTTCGGCACGACGAGCGGCGGCTTCGGCAGCCTTGCGCTCATGCTCGGCCTTGCGGTGGTCGGCATCGGTTTCGTAAGGAGTATAATCATCAAGGGTAAAATCGGGATTACCTGCGACCGGTGCATTGTTGGGAGTTTCGGCGACAGAGAGGCGCGCACGGGCTTCTTCGAGGAAGTCATGGACTTCCTGTGCTGTGAGAGTGCGGGTAGTCGGGTTAGGCTGATTAAGACCCAACACGATAGTTCCACCCTCGTTGGCCGCCGCTTTTTCCTCCAGATAAGGAATGATGCGGCGCAGTTCCGATTCGGGATAGGTAGCGAGCGGATTCTGTTCGCGCTCGATAGTGTCGATGGCTCCCAACGTCTCGCGGTACTCCGTCTGTTGTCCTATCATCTCGTTAACGATGTTGACGGGGTGCTCTGCCCAGCCTTTGGCTTGCCAGGCGTTACCCTTGATGGTTTGCAGCTCGCTGACGATGTCTTCGGTGAGAGTGCCGGTGGTTTCCAACTGGTACACGACCGTATTTGTGATACGGACGGCATCGCGCAGGGTCACACCCTCGTCGATGAGAGACTGCTGCAACTTCTTGGCCTGATCTTTCAGGGCATCACGGTGAGTTTCCTCGGCTGTTTCGCGGGCAGTCTCAATGGCTCGTTCCTTTGCGGCGAGCCTTGCCGCGGCGGCAAGCCGGTTGTAAGCTGCTGTAAGATTGATGATTTCGCCGCGCTCGTTAATCAGCCCTTTCAGATACTTGCCGTACTGCTTGATGATTTCGTCCTTGACCTCCTTGTATTCTTTCGTACCTTTCTTGGCGGCTTCGAGTCGGCCCATGAGCGTGTCGATGTTGTGCATCTCCTTGTTCAGCTCCTCGCTGAACTTGGCGGCGGTGTTCCTGGCTTCACGCATCTTCTTTGTGTATTCGGAAGTGCGGTCACAGAGAGATTTTATAGCGATGACAACAGCAGCTATTACGGAAAGGATTAATCCGAAGGGATTAGCCTTGACGACGGTATTGAGAAGGCGCATGGCGTGAGTGGCTGCGCCCAAACCTTTTGTAAAGGCTAACATGGCGATACGACCGAGAATGATTGCAGTGCGGTAAGCTGTCATAACAGCTTTGCCGACACCGAGGACGGCGTGCCATGCGAGAGATGCTGTCTTTACCAAAAGCACCCAGCCGTAATACACCCCTATGACGGTAACGACATTGGCGATGGCTTTGCGGTGCTTTACTATAAACTCGACAAGGACATTCAGCACACGGAGAAAAGCCGATGATGAAGTATAGATGTGCTTCATCAGCGGGTAAAGCTTTTCGCCGAGTTCGATGGCAAGTTCGCTGACGCGCTTCCGCGCCTTGTCGATGCTTGCCTGAACGGTGTTGTTGAAAATGGCATACTCGTTGGAGGCAGATGTACCCTCCTTAAATGCCTGGTTCGCTTCGCCAAGCTGCCATTTGAGGAAGTCGAGATGCGAAGAAAGGTTCGAGAGCACCGAGGACACACGGGCACCGTCGAGTCCGAGGTCCTGGAACAGCGGCGAGAGGACGGCGAGAGCCTGGTCCTCGCCCAGCCGATGCAGGGCTTCGAGGAACATCATCACGCCCTGCGTGGTGCTTTTATTGAGCGTTTCAATAAAAGAGTTCGTTTCCAGCCCCACCTTTCGGGCCATCTCAGCCGGTTTCTTGAACAGCTCCATAATGGTACGCTGTAAAGCCGTGGCCGACATCTCCACCTTTTGGCCGTGAGCGTCAAGAGTGGCGGCAAAGGCCATAATCTCAGGGATAGTCATTTTGGCTGTGGAGCCGATACCGGCCATTCGCTGTGCGAACTCCACGATAAAAGGCTTGGCAGCGGTACAGTTCTGCGAAAGGTGATTGACCGTGGAGCCGATTTTGAGCATGGCGTCTTTAACACCATACATCTGCTCCATGCCGAAGATATTACTCAACTTGGCGATGGTCTGCGTTGCACCTTCTCCGAGGTCGACCAGAGCCACGTTGATGATCGAAGCGGCCTCGACATACTCCTTGACGGAAGCCACGGTGTTGTAACCGAGGCGCCCGCCCTCCTGGGCGAGAAGATTAAGCTGCTCGCGGGCGAGACGGGTATCCATACCCTTGAAGATCTCGTTGAGTTCTTCAACCTCTGCGGCGGTCATACGGGTATACTTGATGGTGTTTGCCATCTGTTCTTCCATATCTGCGTATGACTGGACCGCCTTACGTCCGGCCATCACCAGACCGGTAACAGCGGCGGCAAAAGCCATGATGGCAGTCTGGGCGTTGTTGAGCCACGTGTTCATTCTCGACCACAGAGACTTCTGTGTGGCGAGCGTGGCGTTGACCTTTTGGAGTTCAGCCTTGACAGCCTTAATCTTGGCGATTTGGGCATCCCACGTGGCGGTGCCGCGCTGAATGCCGTTGAGTTGCTGCTGAAGCAGCTTCAACGCCTTGTTAAGCTCTTTGGGAGTAGCTTTATCAAGACGGCGCAGAGTGGCATCGACAGAGGACGATGACCCTTTCAGTTGCTCCATCATGCGCTGAGTTGATTTCAACTCGCGCTGAAGTTTCTTCATCGTGGCCTTGTCACCGGCAGTAGATGCTTTCGCCAGTTCACGCTCCAGACGTTTGGCGTCCTTTTCGAGCGTTGCGAGCATCTTCTGCGCCTGTTTGCCGTTGACGGAGAGCACGACGTTAGCGGTAGTAGTATAATTTGCCATAATTCCTTGTTGAATACGATGTTTGTAGGTGTTCCCTGCAAATATCGCCACGTCTTTTTGAAGGAGAAAAGACGTTAAAACACTGCTATTCCGCTTTTCAGGGTTGGTGTCGGGCAGGATACAGGACCGACGGGAGGGTGCCGGGAAGGAAAGAACCGGCCTTGATTTTCGTGGGCTCAGGGGAATTGGGGGGTCCTGCAAAAATCAAGCCTTAAGGATTTGACTCTCAGGCAAATTGGTAGCATTTGCGCGGGTCCTGTCTAAAAAATCCCCGATTTTGTAGCGGGTTGCAAATGCGAAACAGCTGTTAAACAGATGTTTAGGGGGTTCGGGGGCGCAGCCCCCGAGTGGCATCATGCACCCCCCACCGCGCTGACGCTCGTTTTTCCTCTTGCCCTCCTTGCCCTCGCGCTATATGCAGAGAGCCAACCCATTGCGCGGTAAAATCGCTGCCGTGTGCGTGGAAATTCCGCTTGCGGATTTCCTCGCTCACGACAGCCACCGCTTTTCCTCGGCGCAGATGCAATCAAGACGAGGTGCTTGACGTGGCGATGTGCGGTGATGACGATGCGGCGCGTAGCGGAAGGCTTGTCAGCCAAAGGAACGCAGGGAACTCGGAGTGCCTACATCAGGATTAGAGCAAACGGCAGGTGTCGTGTAACGCAGTGAAGCGACAGGCTGTCTCTAAAATCCGCTTGCGGTTTGAGAGTTAGCCGGCCTGCCCTTGCCCTAAGCCGTAGGCTAACTCGGAGTGAGTGAAGTGGTTGGCCGACAGCCGTAGCGGAGTCTGTGCATCGGCGCACCACACAGAGGGGCCTGGGGTTGGGCGTATAATCAATGTGCGAAGGGCGTTGAGTCGGCATTGCCGGAGCTGACGATGTGAAAAGGTGGAGAAGGCTGTGCCGGAACAAAGAGCAAACCGGGGTGGCGCGGAGAGCAACGGAGCAGCCAGGGAGTCAGTGAAGATTTGTCGAGCTGTCTCCCGACCCCCACTTGCCCTGCGCCGGAGGCTGTTCGGGTATAGACTTCGGAGCCTCACATCGTGGCGTAGGCGGAGAGTATGCCGATGCGCCCTGAGCGAATAATCCGCTTTGCCCGAATGGGCGGTAAATGACTGTGCCACTGGCTAAACATCGTGCGTTCATCAGTCCTCTTATGGGCGGGAGGATGGTGTCGGACGGCGGCAGTGCGCCGACCGGAGGACGGAGTGAAGATGCCTGTCCTTACGAGCCGGAATAGCAAGCGGAGGTTTCGGGGCAAAGGATATAGAGACGCGCCTGACACCGCGACGTAGGAACGGTGTCGGGATAAAGCGTTGGAGTAGCCTTTGAAGAGAGTTTGCTGTCGTAGGCGCAATGATAGCGGCCCGACACCGTGACGAAGGAGCGGTGTCGGGAGGAAGCGATAATGGAGACGGAGGCGGCAATCTCTCGACCCGAAGGCCGCAGCGATCGTTAGTCGAAGTGGAGCGAAGCAGAGCCTCGACCAACGATGCTCGGGCTTGGAAGGATGTAGGCAGCAAGCGGAGAACGGAGGGAGGTTTGTATGGCTGACGGCCGACACCAGCCGGGTGGGTCAGAAAAGATGAACGCGACAAACAAAACGAGCTACCCTCTCGGGCAACTCGCTTTGCCAATTATGAAAAAAACTTTACTCTCGAAGTGAATGATAATCAGCGTTTGCGGTAGCAAACGTAGAACAGGACACCTGCGATGACAAGCGCGATTACCAGAACCATTGTGCCGTCAGGCGGATTATACAGGCGCGTTGTGGCGGTGTGTTCCGTCGAAGCCTCGGCGGCTGATTGATGATAGGCCACCGTATCAAGCCGATTGAAGGCTTCGACACTATCCCTATGAACACGCCGCCGGTCGATGACGCGCCCACGGGTTGCCGTCAGGCGAATAATCTCCGGCGCCTCGGCGTATTCCACAGGTCGCTCGATATTGATTTTCAGGGTATCGAAGCTAAAATCAATATTACGGATAGCCGAGTCAATCACTGCGATTGTGCGGTGATGTTCCGACCGTGCTATGCTGTCGCTGTTGAGCGACTTGTTATTGACGGCTTCTTTGTGGGAGCGGCAACCGCCCAGGAAGGTGGTTGCGGCGAGAACAAAGAGTAAAATGGAAGTGCGGAAGCGTATCATAAGGCGGCGTATTCTTTAGTGGCGTCGAAAGACGGACAGGCTTTGTTGGCAAAATCGCGGTGGCCGTGAATAGCGGCGACCGTGTATTTTGCTTTCAGTTCACGAAGCAGCTTGACGAGCGCAGCGCGTTGAGCGTCTGTCCGGGTATCTTTCGGCGTCTTGCCGTCAGATGCGCAGCCGCCGATGTAGCACACACCTATGGAGTGCGCGTTGTGACCGGTGCAGTGTGCGCCGACCCGGTCTTCAGGACGGCCACGATGAACTGAACCGTCACGATAAATCACATAATGATAGCCGATGCAGCGGAAGCCACGCTGACGATGCCAGGCGTCAATCTGTTGGACGGTGAAGTCCTTGCCCTCCGGCGTAGCAGAGCAATGGACGATGATTTGGTTAATCTTTCTCATGGTCTTTGTATTTATAGTGATAGTCGATGCCGAACAATGCTCCGGCGAAAGTCAGAATTTCGCCGAAGGCAACGAGGACGGAGTTGTGGATTTCGCCCGACGGGGGCAGAATGAACCCGGCAATCAGCAGGCCGCAGCCCACCGTAATGAGAAAAATTGCCGAGCAAAGTTGTATAGCTGATTTGTGGTTCTTAAAGTTCATACTTTGCTGCAATTTTATATTGTTAAACTATTGTATATGTGAAGAAAAAGTGCTAACTTTGTGTATTGACAAGTGAAACCATACTAACAGAACCGGATACCTCTCAACGATGTGAAACCAAGCTATTGAACCTGTGATACCTCTGTCGTATGCCGGATAGCCCTCGGTGCGATCCCTGTGCGTGGCTTGTTAGATAGCCCTCGGTGCGATCATGGCCGTTTACCAGATAGCCTCCCACCCCTCGGGGTGGGCGATCTGTTTTATAGGGGTATTACTTTCCGAAAACCCATGTTTTGGAAGCAGGGTCATAGATAAGGGCAAACTCGGCCAGTGTGCTGACGAGGTTAGCCGTCGTTATACGGCCTTTGCCCGGAGTTAACAGCTTGCCGAAGCCAATGGCGAAGCGCAGCCTTATCATTCTACGCTTGGTTTTATCGTTGTGGCAGACGAGCGAAACGCAACTTCGCCCCCATGCGACAGTCGGAGTGCCGTCTTGTTTGACGTGCTCAACGACCAGCGTTTCGGGACTGTCTGAATAATTGTCGGAAGGCATAGTAAACGTAGATTTGGCTGAGGTATTGAACAAGAATTTGTTGCCTTCAACCTTGACTGTATAGCAGGAACCGTACAGGTTCCAGCCCTTGCGTCGGCGACAATATTTCTTTGTGCCGAGAAGCGAGGACTCTTTCGCGGCGAAGCGATTTCGTTTCTGAGTGAGACGGAACAGGTATGGAACGTAGCCGTCCTGAAGGAGCTTTCGTGCTCCGATGACAAACAGACGGTCGCCCTCGGTCTGAACCGATATGGGCGTCAGACCGCCTGAAACAGTGCCGTCACCTGCCGAGCCTTTGAGGGCTGCAATCTCCGATTGAACTGCGGAAAGCAATTTCTCCAGTTCGGAGATTGATTTCTTGGCGCTGTTAAGGTCGATGACCTGCTGCGCCCGCATGGCACCGGCCCTTTCGGTCGTGGCCTGTTGGATGAAAAGTTCGGAGGACGCGGAAACGGCGCCGGTGGCGAGGTTTACCGTCGATTTGTTGGCATAGATGTGATTGCGGTCGGCCTGACCCTGCGAAAGTGCGGTGATGGCCTGACCTGCGGCCTTAAATCCGTCGAGCAACTTTGTGATGTTGCTGACGGTCTCTGACGTTCCGGCAGTGGCGAGCAAATCCACTATGCGCTGTAAGATGTAGCCGAGAGATTCGGGAGAAACTGCGTCCTTGGACTGCAGGGCGCGAAACTCGGTGATAATGTCGGTGAGTGATTTTGTATCAATAGCCATAACGATGCTGTTTTATGCGGCAAAGTTATGGCTATGAATTTGCGTCCGAAAAGACACGAGAAGTACACTTAGAGAGTGACTGCGCGGCGCATGATGTCGGGATTGAGCGCGTTGGAGACTGCCCGGCAGAACTCCTGGCCGAGCGAGTCAGCATAGAATTCCTGAATGTTCATCACCGAGGCGAAGTATTTGCGAGAGAACCAGCGCTTGCGCTTGCGGCCATTGCTTTTTCCGATGTCGCCGGGATTCCCTCGCGGAGTATTGCGGCCTGTGCCGTAATCGACAAACAAACCGTAGGTGTTGAACGCCTGTTCGAGATTAATGTCGATGAACTTGCCGTCGGCAGTCATCGAGATGCCGACCGTCGAGCGGTAGAGCGCCCCCGTGTCGACCGCGCCGAGGAGCGCGATTTGCTCGCGCCATATCTTAACCATCGTTGCATTGAAGGCAGTCACATACTTGCGTCTGGCTTCAAGCTGTTCGTTATCATTTCCACTCATCGGCATTGTATCTTAAATCGGTGTAGCAATCGACTGCGATTTGAAAATAAGCGCAGGCGCAGCCGGAGAAAAAGTAACGGTCAATCTCGTTGAACGTGATACGGGGGTCGATGTAAATGCAATTTTCTTCGAGCCTCGTTTTCTCCAGAATAAGCTGCGAGGCGAACTGCCGGAACAGTTCGCGCATGGTTTCCATGCACTCGGAGCGAGCTTCCATATCTTCGGCAGCGTGGCGCATGGCGAGGAAAACAGTTTTGACTCGCCGTGTCCTCGGCGTGTTATTGAGTTCCGTGTAGCCGTCGGCGATGTCGCTGACGCACACGAAAGCGGATGCCGTCTGCATCTGCGCCAGGGCTTCCTCGAAGCCCTCCAAGCCGCTGACACGGCAGAAGATGAAGTGCTCTTTTTGAGCAAGAATATTCGTGGCGGCGAGTCTTTCAAAGAAAGCAGCCGCATCCCATTGTCCGTAGTGTTTCATTTTGATTGGAGTTTGGCGTTGAGTTCCTTATACTCCCGTGCCTGGGCGTTAAGTTCAGTGAGGGCGCGGTGAGTATCGAGCGCGAGGACCTCGGCCTCTTTCGTGACATCGCCTTTGGTGAGGGCGCGGATTTGGGCGTTCATAGCGTCCTCTACCGAGGTCGCGGACGAGCCGAGCAGGTTGCCGCCGGAGGCGGCCTCGGCTATGGGTTGGAAGAAGTCGGAGAATTTCTGCGCGAAAGAGTCTTTGAGCGCGGCGAACCAGTAGAAGATGCTGATGCGCTCGTGGGGCTTGAAGGCAATAGCCTTGCCATAGAGCGTGGCTCCGAGTTGGTCGAGCAGTTCATCGTTCTGCATCGAGAGATAACCTTGATAGAGGTTATCGCAGATGATGAACGTTTCAAACGGCACTTCGGAGAAGTCAGCCGGAAGCGCGGCCTGTCGGTTAATCTTCGAGAGGCGGACCGGCACGGTCGGCAGATTGGAGAGCCAGTCGAGCTCCGGAAGGAGTTCGGCGAGCGTCAGCGGTGTAACTTCAAAAAGGACTTTTCCTTTTTTCAGAAGGTACGAGCCGGAATCCTGACGGCCTATAACCTTTGTGTCGCTCCATCGGAGCAAGCAAAGGGTCTTAATTTCGTCGGTTGAATGTTCAGCCGCGATTAACTCGTAGACATAGCGAAGCTGTTTGTCGCCGAGTTCGTGCCAGCCTTGCGGCACATGAAAGTCAATGGTTATTGTCTGCATAGGTATGAGCATTATTGTACTGCGAAAGTACGGTAATGCGCATACCGGGCAAAAGACAGAAGAAAAGCCCCGATTTCTCGGAGCTTTGCGGAGAGGAAGCGAGGGGCGTTCAATAGTCCTGCTCGTGGATATTGATGCTCGAAACGTATTCGAGGCAGTCCCCGAATTTTTCCATTGTGAGCATCAGTGCGCAGGAGCGGTTGAACGTGAAGATGTTTGACCAGAGACACGTGGATTCATCTGTGAAATGAATGAAAGCGAAGAACTTTCTTGCGCCCTTGGGGCATTCGAGCGAGTAGTCTGTGAGGTTTGCGAAGTCGCTCTGAACGGGTCGTTTGTCGGGGAGTATCATATCTGATTGATTTAAGAGTTATGTGCCGAAGCACTTTTGATTTTACGAACAGGTATAAGTGCAGTCTGAAATGAGCCGAAAAGCAAGGGTGATTGCCGTTTTGCAGAGTATCGAAAAACGGAGGAACACGGAGTGCAAACCTGCCCTTGCTGCGGTGAATAACTGCACTACCTTTGTGAAGGAAAATCAGTGCCTCGTGCCATAACTCCAATAAGATATGACCGACAGACGGCCCATGCGACTACGCTCCACAGACTGCCGATTGCCCTTGGGCGCTAAAACCAATAACCTTTCGCTTTCTTCTCATTTCGGAATACAGGGGGCGCAAACAGCTTCGCGGTTTCCGACCGATGCCATTCCTTGAAAGAATCCTCATTAAGTCGGATATAGTTCACAATATCCGCGAGCCTACGGGAGTTGAACGACCCCGATTTGAGGTAGCCGAGAATCTGGGCTTTGACCTGTCGGACAATAACACTCCGCTTTTCGGTCAGGTCTCCGCGCAGATTCTCTGAGCGGAGCGCTGACAGCAGTTCCGGCGAGAGCCATTCTTCGGCCAACGACGCCTCCAGGTCTATGACCTGCGGGCGGAGTTCGAGATACTTTTCCCAACGGGAGCCGGTGGCTCCCCCGACAGCATCGCAGATGCCGAGGTCAGGGAAAAGTGTTGCACCGAAGAAGTCTGCACGGTCGGAAGCGAGCCACTTGCTTGCACCGACAATTTCGGGCAAGAGCGCGGCGATGCAATCGTCGCGATGGGCGAGCATGGAGCCGACGAGCCTATCGACACGCGGCTTCGATGCCGGAGCGAGATTCTGAGTGCTGACAACGCCGAACCCGTTTGGCGTAAGCACGATGTCGAGCGAGGGAATTGCACGGCGCAGAGCGTCGGCAACAACGAGCCGCGAGCACAATATCTTGATATTGTTGCTGTCGGTATAGCCGCAGATGGTGTTAAACGTGCTTTCACTGGTGAAAGTTGTCTTGACCCAGTCTTCGGCGAGGTCGAGAAAGAGTGCGAGCCTTTCGATAAAGGGCACTTCGCCCTTGACCGAGGCGATTATGTTTGGGATATGAGAGCGCAACTGCTCGTCAGTTGTTATCAGATTCATTGGCGGTAACTTGTTTAGCGTCTTTATGTTCGTCTAATGTGGTAAGCTGAATGAACGGCACGTCTACCGTGACGTTCTCCCATCCGTTCATCCGGATTATGATGCGGTGAACGGTAAAGAGCAGGTCGTGATACGGCTTTTGGAGGGCTTGGGCTATGGTGTAAAGCTCGCGTTTGTCCGAGCCGCTGTTGTTAGACTGCGCCTTGCCCGGCACGGAGCCGACAAGATTACTATGCACTCGCATAGTAAAGCATATCATATTGATTGCTTCCTGAATGTCGGTCTCCCAGTCGCCGCCCTCCTTGCTGTCATCAATCTTGTTGATGACAACGTCGTGCTGTTCCTTGCCGTCGGGCGTGACGTAGAACGTCGAGAACCAGGCTTTACCGCTGTTCTCGGCCCCGGTGAGGAAGTCGAGAATCTGCTGTTTCTCGCGCACAATGCGCTCCTGTTGTTTGCGGCGGTCGGTGATGCCCTCAGCACGAAAAATACTCTCCCAGTATTTTGCGCCGACCTCGATGTGGTACTTAATCGGGGCTGAATTTTTCAGCTTGGCTTCTTTGGCTATGCCAATGAGCTGCTTGATGTTGTACCACTTGCCCTTAAAGAGCGCAGCGTAGTAAGGTATGGGGTAATAAGTGGAGTCGACCGTCGGGATGCGCGACACGATGGCGAACTTTCGGCAACGTGTTTTCTTGGCGAGCTTGCCTTGCAGATCTCGCCAAGGCGCTGACGGGTCGAGAAGGTCAATGACCTCAATATCGGCCCGCGACGAGACACACTTACGCCAGTTGGCATATAGAACCGAGGGGATTTTGCCCTCTTCATCAGCCGGGGCAAAACGGCAGTAACAGGCTTCTTTCCTCAAAAGTCGCACGATTTTCGTGCCGTCTTCATTGAGGATAAGCACTGACACGGCGAAGCCGAAGTGCTTGAAGTCCTGACTGACACCGAGGAAATAAGCCGCGAGGTCGTTGTCGAGAAGGAAGTCCTCGACTTCGTTCTTGACCTTGGCGGTGGCGATGCAGGTATCATACCGCAAGCCGGAGCCATAGCAGACCTCGGCGTTGAATATCTGACAAGTGGCGAGGGTTTCGTCCTTCTCTATGTGCTCAATGATTTTGAACGGCATTTGGTTGTCACCGCCCCAGGGGATATAAGAGAGATTTTCGTCAACGATGGTAGGCACAATGTCAACTTCCTCACGGAAGATTGAGGCCGAGTTGACGGTGAACGCTGCACGGGCATCATAGCCCGGCACGTTCTCGACGGAGTTAAAATTAAGAAAGTCCATAATTTGCTGATTTTTCAGCGAAGTTATGGACTATATGGAGTCTGTGAAAAGACGCTTATTTGACGCTTATTTGTTCTTTTCGTTTTTAATGTTCAATCCCGCTCCAAAAAAGCAAAGACCGGCGGCACCAAGACAGAGCGCAAATACTGTACCAATGTCGCATATCCAATATAAAAGTGCGCTAACCATCATTAGTGCTCCGGCAGTAAATAAGCTATTTCTTTTCATATTTGGGTTATTGTTATGTTCCATATTGCAAAGTTACGCATTTTCAGTGGAATATGCGTAACAATTTTGCTACAAAAATACTTCGAGGTCGTTGACACGGAAGATACAGCAGTCACGGATTTTGCGGCACTCGCCGGAGGAAAGAATTTTTACGTTCCTCCAGCCGCCGTAGAAACTGTATCGCAGAGAGATGCAGTTACGGAGTTCGAGGATAGAGCCGTCGGATTTCCATACGGAAATATCGACAGGGTCGCCGGAGTTGAGCATGGTGCGAGCGGTAGATATGTGTATCGAACGAGCCATTACGAGAAAGTCGGATTGAATTTATCGTTGAAGATGCCGGGTGTGGTCGGTATGTCGACAACGGGCGTGTTGTCGGCAAAGCGCCAGGTGAATTTTACCTTGTTGAGTTTTTCGTCCGTGTCGGAAAACTCGCAGGTGTAGTCTGTAATTAGGATTGTGCGCAAAGCGTCAAAGTCCGTATCATACTTGCTGCAGTCCTGGCCGTAAGGTATGCGTACAGACGGCGAGGTGAGCATCTGTTCTATCTGAATACATTCGTCTGAGGTCAGGGGACCGCTCTCGACTTCATACTCCTTTGAAGTCGAGATGTCATAGAACTGCGAGGTCTTGCCGACGGAGGCAAGCGAGCGGTCAGTCTTGACCTTGACCGTAGTTGTGCGAGGCAAAGCGATATGTTCGGTTATGCCGAAGCAGTTCAGATAGAAGATGGGCGTATTGGTCTCCAGAGCCGGGTCGATGAAGAACGTGGCCGAGCGGTTGCCGCAACGGACGGTCACCGACTGGAGTATCAGCGACTCAATTTTCTTGCTGTTGATTATACGGCTGCGGACATCGCTCAGCATAACATATTCTGTAAGAACGCCATTGCTGTGAGCGATTTGGCCGTTGCCGGAGTGCGCATACCAATATGTGTCGCGTTGCCCCTTATCGTTGATGAAGGTGGCGTAGACGCGGAACATAACGCCCTCCCGATTTGCGGCGTACCACGACACGTTGATGTACCCGTCGGGTGAGAGACGGCGTGTGTGCGACAGGGTCAGAAAGTTCTCTCTGAGCCAGTCGCTCGGGTCGTATAATCGGGTGAGCTTGTCGCAGTACAGCACAGGGAAGTCGAGTTCGGCAGTTTCATCGCCGGAAGATGCTTCGAGGTGAACATCAACGTAGTTCATCTCGGTGTTGCCCGACATATAGTGTTCGAGAAGCGGAATGACGTCGGACACGACGATATTGCCGTCGAAGGCGTAATATAAGCCTTCGAGCAGTGTATTTCCGTAGATTGATATGTGGAAATTCACGGCCTCATGGTCTGTGGCAATGGTGATGTCGGGCAAGTCACTCGACAGGAACAGGCTCGGTATATAAACTGTAAACTTAATCATACGGCAAAGATACCGGGCTGACAGCGGAGGATAAAAGACATATTCAGGGCAACTCGGATGTCGCGGGAGCGAACCTGCCCGGCAGCCCTCACGGCTAAAGGGCTTGCCCTGCTACGGCTATGTGTCGCTCGGCATTTTCTCGGATGTCGCAGGAGCGAACCGCCCGGAGGTCGTTGTAACCGCAGGGCAAAATGCCGCTATGGGGAAAATTTAGGCGACTCCCCGAAGGGAGCCGCCGAAGAACGGTGAAAAGCCGACAGCTATTCGTCGGGATTCTCACCTCGCGCGATAGCTATTTTACGGAGTGCGTTATGCGACTGAACGACAATCTGATTGATTGCGCGGAACTGGAAGTCTTCAATCAGGAGAGCCATCTGCTCCTTCATGCTCGGGAACTGCTGCCCGAAAGCGAAGTTGATTGTCCGTGCGGCTTCGAGGATTACTCGCAGTTCTGATTCTGTGAACTTGTTGTAGTCGATTTGCATTGCTTTGTGGATTAAAGGGTGAACGATTCGTGAGAATTGTGGTCGAGATGAGAGATGCGCAGTGTGTAGTTTTCGGCGCCGTGCCGGTATTCCACGCGGACAAAGGTATCGCCGTCGCGCCAGCAGTAGAAAAGACCGAGCCGTATGGCCTCGAAGTCGTTGTCGGCATAGAAGTTCCATTTGCCGGTTGTTGTGATGCAGGTATATTCTCGTTGCATGGTCGTGAAGTTTGAGGGTTTGACTTTCGGGTGAAAGCAAGAGAGGCTTACGCCTCCCTTGCAGCCTCGAACTGGAGGCGTTCGTAGATGGTTTGGGAAATGGTCGCTCCGTAGCGGGCTTTGAGCAGGTGCATGTAACGGATAGCGCTCTTGGCGGTCTTGCATCCGCAGCCGACGTTGTCCTTGGGGGCCACGCCCTTGAAGTAGACGTACCAGCGGTTGAACTTGCGCTGAGCCACGATGAGCTTGGGAGTTGATGTTGTAGCCGGAGTAGTCTCGATGACGGGAGCTGCTGTTTGAGCTGTGATGTTCTCTGCGGATTTTTTAGTTTTCTTTGCCATGATTTTGAAGTATTTGGGGTTTGAAATGTGAGCCGAGGCTCTTAATTTTTACGGTACAATCAAGTGGGAAGCTGTTTGAGACCGAACAAAAATTTACAGAGAATTTTAAGCGTAGCGTCTAAAAATGAGGCTTGTACCATTTTTCGGAAAATTGTCGCAGAAATAGTCGGAGACGGTTTTAGTGAGCGTTGAGTTGGCGACCTAACTTTGTACAGGAAAAATAGACCTCGGTTCACTCCCCAAAAACGAAAAATGGCAAATAGGAAAACTAACCGCAAGGAACATAGCTAAAACGCCCTGCCGGAGAGACCCGGCCAAAACTCCGCACTCGTCGTGGCTGCAAGTTCAGCGGTACGGCAATCAAGGTCGGGGCAAGGATTGTCGAGATGCGGTTGCCGTCAGGAGCACCGCTGCATATTACCTGCTCCCGTTATGGAGAGACCCCAAACCACGGAGAGCGCCAACTGTTGAGGAAGCAACGGCGGTGTCGTTGCGCTCCGTAAGTCAGACCCAATGAACGGCTGTGAAACACCATATCGTCACAACGATAGGAAATGGCTGTGCCGACATTTTGAGGCAGTGGCGACACCTATTTTCGTTGGCTCGACAGCTATAACCCGTGTGGTACACCGGCGACGATCACGGCTGTGCATCTCCCGACCGCAATACGAAACGTTCACCCTCCCGAAGCAATGCCGAACTAAAACTCACACGCAGAAACTTACAATTTCGCTGCCTCACCGGCTATGCTTACTCGGCAAGTTCTCGGATGTCGCGGGAGCGAACCGACTGGAGGCCGACTTGCCGGAAGTCAACTTGCCGCAAAGGAAAAAGGAGCGGTCAGCTCGGATGGCCGGAAGGCACCTGCCCGTAGCACCCACCTTTGCGGAGGGTCTGACCGCTCTCCACGGCATAGAGGCGGTGCGGGAATGGCGTTCTACAAATCGGGCGCTAAGCGGTTTACCGACAAAGTGCGGTAGCACGGAAACAGCCCCCGTAGGGGCTGTAAGGAGTGAGGAGCGGATTAGAACTCGCTCACCGAGTAGATATTCATGTTGTAGGCATCGGCACCAAAGCGGCTCTGGGCGATTTCGGCGGCTTCGGCCATCGTGTAGGCCTCGATTTCGTAGGACTCCACTTCGTTGTCGAAGTTTTCTACATCGACTTGGAACATACGGAGCTGAGGGTGGTTGGAACGGCGAGCCTTGCGGCTGATGTTTTCGGCGTTTTCGAGAGAGGTGAAGAACGAGGTCTGAACTGAAGCTGTCATGATTTTGAAGTTTTGAGGGGTTGAACTTGTGGGCCTTAGCCCGATTTTTACACCGCAACAAAAGAATGTGACAGGCAGCAGCCCCGGCTGCGATAGACCAAGTCAAGGGTCGGCGCACAAATTACTCGTTTTCTTAGGCACGACAGAAAAAGGAAGAATTTTGCAGACGATTTATGCACCCTTGCCAGTCGTAGACGTCCATTCTAACTTCGCGAGTGGAAAAACGGCAAGGTTCATAAGTTCCCCAAAACGGAATATGACAGCGTTCCGACCCCGTTCCCTCTCGGAGTTGCCGATAACTGCAAGGCTCGCCCAACCACCCGTTGCCCGTCCAAGACGATGCAGAACGACAGCGGAGCGGAACGAAAGTGTGGCATACTCCGAAGCCACGGCCACAGAGCTGCTGCCGATGCCCTCTCAAATATGACAATCGGTGTGCGAGTTCCGCACCACACCCCGCAGCACCTCGGCAGGGCTGTATGGTAAACCGCCTCGCGCCCATACCATATAGCAGGCGAGCCTCGGATCCACACTAAGTGGTGCCGAAGCTCGCTGTATTCTGAGTTAAGGATGGAAGCCTTTCGGTCGAGACCTGAGGCTCGATTCACGACAGCCCGGCGGAGCAGCCGCAACTTCCCAATCTATTTCTTTAACCAATTAGAGTTCTTATATGTTAACTCAGTCCATAACGCTTTCTGAACAGTATACACTTTCCGAAAAACTTTGCCTAATAATTTAGCTACTGTATCTTCATCTACGATATCATTAGAGAAGGTAATAGCTACATGAGCAGAAAGAAGGTAATTTTCAAGGTTGTAAGTCAGCCAAATATTACCGCTCATGTACGAGTTATGTATATTAATAGCATTCAATACACTATTTGTATCGTAACACTCCATAGATATACTATCAGTAGCAGTAATCTTTATAGTGCCGGATTTAGGCGATACAATGATGATGCACGAAATATCCTTTCCGTGGTAATTGAATGGAATCTTATTGTTTAGGTATATGAAGTCATCATCAAAACGTTGTTCGACCAAACACGAAAAGCCTAATTTGTCAGCCGCATTCAGTACTACTTTTGTACTGGCTTCAAGCCGATTAAAGTAACTGTCAATAATTGGAGTAAGCTTAAAAACGATTTTAGCCTTGAACGTTTCTTTAGGCATACCCTTGATTGTAAAACGAATGTGTTTAGGTTCTTCGGCATCTTGGAATTCAATATCCTCAACTTTCATTTCCAAAGGAACACCTTTGTGAAATAAAGAGATTGTTTCGGTTTCAATGGGATTTGCCTCATTGGGAGCCTCAAATGTTTTACACAAAAGAGACAGATTTTCGGCAGTTATATAAAGCTCCAATTCGGCTTGTTCGGTATTGTCAAGAGATGAAAAGTTGTCAAACAAATCATCATTAACTGACATACATAGTGTTTTGCCTGTGCGTGTAAAAGGTATTGGCTTCTTTGCTACGTATTCTAACCCTTGCAAAACACGCGCAGATTCTTTAGGTATCTCGAAAGATTCAGTAAACGGAATATCAGCATCGAATTTTTCAGAGAAAAAATGAGCATTTGCAAAATACAGCTCTCTCAGACCGTAGTCAAAACCAGATGCCGAAGACCATACATTACCTGTATTATCTGCTTGATTGGGATTGATACATTTTATAATATCGACATAGCCGATAAAAGCAGAAGTAGGTAAATCCTCTAACTTGGGTAAATCACCCATAGTTTGAGCATTAACGATTTGCGCCTTGAAATCTCTATCGAAGATGATAAGGTCTTCTTGACAGAAATCGTTTCTCTCGGAAGCATATATGAAGTACCGTTCGGGAACAGGTATGTCTCCGATGAAACGAGAAATAGAAGCAATATGGCCGTGAGCCACAAGATGCGCTATTGGTTGAGGTAGACAGATTGCTTTCATAATCGTTAATACCAGTCGTTAAGGTTGTCTACATATTCATTGAGGTTGTCTTCATCGAAAACATCGAGGATGCCGGTGTTTTCGTAGTTATCAAAGTCAACCCACATATCATGTTCGGTATCGCCGTTGTAAGTGCTTAAATCGTCGTACTCGTCCATGATTATTCTTGTTGTTTACGTTTTTCTTTGACCTCTGCCTGATATTCAGCAAAGGTTTTTCCGTTGGGGAAATAAGTCTCGTAGTAGAGTTCATCAATGGTCTTGCCGTTGATAGTCCAGTATTTACCCATGTGGCTTCTCTTTCCGCGAAGTTCCGTAGTGAGCGGAGTTAGGAAAGTTTCCTTGCCGTTGCAGATAACTTTGCGGTTTGTGGCGATAGTCGCTGTAATAGTGGGGTCTTCGGTGAACGTCAGGACATCACCGACATTAAGACCCATTTCGAAGAAGTAAAACGTCGGATAACCGACAGTGCCTTTACTTTCTCGGCTTGTGGACGCTCCGGCTCGCTTTGTCGTTGTCATCTCGTCCATGACAACGACAAGATCGTGACGGAGTGTGTAGATAGTTTCCGTGCCAGGTTCTTCAAGACTCATGTTAAAGAACACCGGCCACCAACATTCTGCCCGGGGATTAAGACGGCGCACGATGCGGAATTTGCCATCGCGCCCAGCAATATTAAGTCCGAGGGCATCAATGCGGTTTATAATGTCGGTGCGCTTGACACCGAGATTGGCGGCAACATCGCGAACATAAGCCGTGTGGTTTTTAGCTTTATGAAACTCACGGAGCAAATTCCATGAGTTGACATCGTTCTCTGCCATGTCTCGAAGAATGGTGCGCCATTCTTCGAGCGTAATGGGAATGCGTTGGTCGGTGTCATAATTTCCGTCATAATCCTTTACGCAGCGAATAATCTGTTTATCGAGATTAAGAGCTTCGGGATAGTATCGTCCAACCATCCACAGGAAATTACGGCAGGTATAATAATGCTCATCGTAGGGTGAATTGAAAAACTGAGGTTTCAATTCACCGGCGCACGGTAGCATTTCAATGGTACCGTTTTCAATCTCAACCTCCCAACCATCGAATTTCCACTTATCGGATGCGCCTTGTTCAGGTCTGACAACTAAATGCACGTTGTGGATATATCCACGCTTAGACACACCGCAAAAATAGACAGCGTCATAATCGCTTTTGGGCACCTCGTCCATAGCGATAACGGGCTGATTAACCATTTCGTGGTTATAAGCCTTGCTGAATTTTTTGCTTGGCGTACCTTTCAGGCAATTATAACAATGTTGGTTAATATTGCCACCATTGACATATTTAGCCCACAGCCATTGAAAATGTTCGGGGTCGAAATTATGGTGTATAGTAATCATTGTGGAAATTGGAATTTGTCAATGGTTGTGAAATAAGGAGTAAAACGCTGTTGGCCTTTGCGCTCCAGTTCGTAGGCGTCAATGTCGAAGCCCGGAACGGGCTTGAAATCTTTTATCTCAAAACCGAGATAAAAGTCGCCTGACGGAGTGAAACCGAGAGCTTCAAGCGCGGGTTTCGGGTAGAACTTCGGTCCATCGCCTTTGAGACGAACAAGAATTCGCTCTTGGTCGTGGTGGAGCAAAAGATACTTGGTTTTCTCGAAGCCCGACACGAGATTGATAGAACCTTTTCCAAGTGCAGCCGGAACATAGTAAAGGCGATTGTTGACAATAGCCTCCCATTGATCGGTCTTGTAGTAGCCAACGAGGACGAGGTCTTCGGGCGTAGGCTGCTCCGAAGGAAGGTATTGCAAACCTTTCTGAGGTATCGCGTCCTTGATATGGTCAATGGCGAGGGGCGCCGTGAGAATTTTGGTGAGAAATTCATAAAGCAATGTCCTCTCATTTGATGGGTCGGAAGCATCCGGCAACAACGGGAAAGCACCGATGTTGACGGTTTCGATACTCTTGTAGAAGAAACGCTGACGAACACTTTCATTGTCGCCTCGACCGGGGAACAGGATATAGCCACCTATGATTTCTTTGGCGGCATGGGTCTGCCTATCCGAGCCGTAATAAATCGCATCGCGATAGCGGTGCATCTGATTTATGGCGTCCGCAGGTGGCGTATCGGCGCCGTGGGCGTCGTTCAGTTCCTCGCGGTCTTCCTGATTGAGACGGCTGTCATCGAGCAAACGATACTTTGCGTCGAATAAGTAGGTCAGCTCGAAGCCATCGGGTTTGACGATGGTAAGAACAATGTCGGGGCGGTTCTCGGTAGTCGCCGTATGGACTTCACCTGTACGGCGGCTGTAAGTATGCTGATAATGAAGCCGGGCTTTTGAGCCGTCGGCGCAATTATAGAATACGGTATGCTCCTGATTGTTGTCCTCAAATGGCTTTACCATCGGCATCGGATTTTCGGTAATCTCGTCGGGATTGTCGAAATGTAAGCCGAGAATGTCGGCAACCATCTGACGCATTTTGAGGAAGCACCAAAGTTCGTATAGTTCCCATACTGGACGAACACCGATAGCATTGGCGCCCTCGAAAAGTTCAATGCCCTTTTGGAGCAAAAGCCAGTATTTGTAAACTTGCGCGTAACCGGTACGTTTTTGAAGAACCATACTCTCCGAGTGCAACGGTTTGCCGCGTAAGTTTCGGAGCAGCGATGAATTGGCAAGTCTTCGGATTGAGCCCACATAGCCATCGAGTTCGGCAAGTTCGCTTTCTGCGACTTTGTCAGATTCTTTGGCCCGCTCGTTCTTTGCTTTGATTGTAGAGACAATAGAAGCAAGACGTTTGCCGATGCGGTCAAGCGTAAACTTGACAAAACGGTTTTCGCGCGTATTGTGTGTGTGAATAATTTCCTCATGCCTGAAATATTCACGGTCAAGTCGGCCCTCGGCTTCGATTTCGGCGAACTTCTCGGCCATCAATGGTGACCAGCGTTTGATGCGGTCGGCGCGGTCATAACGAACCTCGCGGCTTTGGCGCAGGTGAGGTTTGTTTACGATATAGCGTACCCACTTCTCGTAATCTTTCGCTATATTGCGGAAGATTGAGAGCCATACGACATCATTGTTCGACTTACCTCCGCGTTGCAGATTTTGCAGCGTCAGGGTAAGATACTGATATATGATTTCGTTGTACTGGGCGTTAATCTCGGCGAGGATATGGTTGTAATCGTCTTTCGTATCGAGTTTCGGAGACACGACACGGAAAGTAAACGTATCGGTGCGTTCCGCACCATCGTTAGGCTTATATCTGAGAGTAAGCTCAAAAATGCCCGGTTCATTGACGAATGAAAGCGGAGCCGAAAGCAGCCACTTATGTTCGCCGATTTTTATCACCGAGAAAAGTTCGGTAACTTCTTTCAGCTTATGCAGTATGCATGGAGCGGAGTCAACATTGGTGAAGTAAATGCTGACGTTGTATGTGGCGGTTTCGTAAAAAACGGGAGCCTGATTGACCCATTCGCGGCTGTCCGGCTCACCGACCGGGCGCAATGCGAACCTTTCGGAATATAGCGCAAGTTCAAGATTACCGGGTAAAGTCGAGCGATAATCGCAATAGGTATCGGCTTTCTCTCCCACACGCGCACGAAAACGATGCCAGCAGTTCGCCATATCGGCGGCAGTGTTGGCAGTAATTTCTACATTGGCGCTTTTGAAGGAGAGGACTTCCATACGTTATGGCCAGAAAGAAGTGAAACGGGATTGGCCGAGACGCTCGGACATCTCTTTGATTTTCTTCTTAGCATTGACAAATTGTTCGCAGAACACGGTAAGCCTTTCAAGCGGTTTTTCCAAAAGTTCTTCATCACCCTCGATTCGAGGAAGAACTTTCATCATAAGAATTTGATCGACCGCTTGCGTAAGCAACGTTTCCCAATCGGCGTCAGCCCTCTGGCTTTCGGGTATTTCCATCATAAGCTGATAGAAGTATAGCATAAGCTCGTTTTGAACGCGGTAGGCTACCTTAAACGGAGTCCCGTTAAGACTTTCGTTTAGTTTTGTGAGAATAGATGCGACTTCACTTTTAAGCCAGTCTGTCTTTTCAGCATTGGCCTCAGAGAGAGCCTTAACAACGTCCGAGGCTTTAGACTCGGTGGCGAGATATAGCGAAGGTGATGCAGGTTCGGAACGGTAAACAAGTTCGGAACTATTGTCGAAAAAGTCCATGAAGGGGTTGCCGTCCGGCAAGTTCATTTCAATAGTCATTGCGCGGTCAATAACCTTACGCGAGAACTGATGCGTAGTTTCGTCCATATTGACCGTACCAATGACAACAACATTTTCAGGGATACGGAGACCATGTTCTTTTAGCGTATTGTAAACCTGTGTTTCTGCGTCTGACAAATCGGCTTCATATATCTTAATGCCGTTTTCATCCTTAGCTTTGATTTTAACATCAAAAAGCTCGTGTTTGAGTTCTGTTTCGTACTCCGCATTAGCGAAAATAGAATTTTTGATGAGCGGTTCAGACACAATACGGCCGTCATTTTTTGTGCGACTTTCAAGCACGCTCAAAAATTCGGCGAAGTATTGCTCCACTGGGGCGAGGTTCATTTCATCGAGACAGATGAAGAAAGGAACAGTAGGATAAAGCATAGCTTTTGCGAGGAACTTCACGAAAGGCGTAAGCTGATAGTGTTCCCCTCCGATTTTACTTTCGTAGCCGAGAAGTTCGGTAGAGTCGTGCCAGTTCGGTTTGACCTCGATAAGGCAATAATTGCCGGGAGCGGTCAGATCCGAGCGAAGAGCGTTGTTGTCCGGGCAACTATCGAAGGCCATCTGTTTAACGATGCGGCTTTTGCCGGTGCCTGAGATGCCTGCAAGCAACAAGAACGGCTTGGTGCGCATGGCTCTGAGATAAGATTTATCTAAATCTGTGGGGGCTGATGCGACAGAAAGACGTTCTCCTTTATTATGCTTAATATTTGCTCTGAAATCACTGTCTGCGAGAATGTCTAAATACATCTCGTAATACTTCATTGTTCTGAATGCCTGATACTGTGTGCCATTGTATTCGGTAGAAAATACTTTTTCAAGTTCAGGATTAGCTTCTTTCAGCTTAGAAATGATTGCATGAAGTACATCAATATCAACTATTTGGAATACAGAAGTGTATTCAGGGAAAATAGATGATATTTTGGGGTTTACATACTCCTCAAATTTGGCGATATACCCAGTAAAATCATTTGTATGAGTATTGATTAGATGTACAAAATGAGTGAAACTTTTACGCACTTTGTCTATCAAAGCTTCTGTGGGTAATAATTCCTCGGTAACGTTTTTTTTAGGAGTTAATGTCGGAAAATCCGATAACGATAACGAATAAGGATTATCGATTAAGGTGTCACCGACTAACTGCATAATGCTATGCTTGTCAAGATGCAAGGAATTTATAATTGAATCAGAGTATCTATTTTTAAGACCATCGAGAATAGACCCGTAAATGTCATCTTTGTTTAATGACTCGAAACGCATCAACCAAACCGCGAAAGCATTACAAAGTGTTGGTGTGTTCAGATACTCTCGCAAATTTGACAATAATTCCTCTTTTTCAATTAAGCAACCACCTTTTACAAGGAATAAGGGATTATTGCCCCTCTTAGGGAAGGGAAACTCAGCAATCGGATTAACGATAGAGTTCTTAACTACATTTACAGAAAAGAAATTACTGCCAACAGCATAATCTTGATTCTCCTTTAAAGAATTAAAAAAGTTGGCTGTATAATATTCTTTGTTAATAGCAACGACATTACCTACAAAGGAAATAAACGAGTCTCTATCATCCTTTTTGGAGGTATCACAATCCCTTCCATATTTCTTTGTAAACTCATCGAGCGCAAAGATATATCGCAATGCGCTTGTAATTTGGGTTGCTCCTTGTGAAGAAGGATCGTTTGTAAGTTCTGATAAGGCTTTATATGCCCTCAAGATTGCAGCTTTTGAGAGATACCCCATATCGTTATTTGTTTAAATGATTAGTAAGGGCTTTTGCAACAACCCACCCAAGTATCGGGGGTACTGCATTTCCGATAACTTTATATCTTGACTGCAAAGGAATAGCAGAGAATAAATAGTTATCAGGGAATGACTGTATGCGAGCAATTTCACGAACAGTATAACGGCGATTGAAAACTGGGTGAGTTATACCGCAATTTTCAGGTTGAGCAGATGCCGTAATGGTGCCATTAATTTCTCCGTATGCGAAACGGCGAAAGAATTTAGGCGAGTGGTATTTTTTCGGGTCGTCAAAAATCTTCTTGAAACGTGGCGATAATAACTCATACGGAATATTTTTCCATGAGCGACCCTCAAACGCACTTTCGGGCAATTCAGATTTTTTAAAATCACCCTGAAAGATTTTATCCAGAGTCTCACCGTGACTGCAAGGACCAATTAGATCAACAGTTCTTTGGGTCGTTGCGCTGTAAGCCCAGCAATCATTGTCCGGAAGCGATTCGGTGCCTTGAAGGATTGACCCTAACAAGAGTTTTTCCTCTGAGGAATTAGCAACTGAAGGAATATTATATGATGATACAATATTGTCAATTTCTGCGAAATCAAAGGGCTTAAATTCATTGGAAACTCCAATGATTAAGTAACGATAACGTTGTTGAGGAACGCCATAATTAGAGGCACAAAGCAATTTGGCACTAACATTGTATCCCAGAGCTTCCATTCTCTTACGAATTTCTTCAGGAACCGTGGTGCCGTCAGGCATCTTGCTTGACATAATTCCACGAACATTCTCAAAGACGAAAGCCAAAGGACGAACACCTTTATCGACCTTTGATTTCAAAATTCTTTCACATTCCTCAAATAAAGTTCCACGACCATTTACGTCATTGACACCTTTTCTATTGCCTGCATTAGAAAATGGTTGGCAAGGGAACCCTGCGAGAAGAATGTCGAAGTCGGGGATTTCGGAGGCATCAATATTACGAATGTCTTCTAATCTACAACTTGACCCATGAGATGTTAAAAGAGGATTAGAATTATAGCAAGTAGCAGCATCTTTATCAAAATCGTTAGCAAATACGATTTCGGTGTTAAGACGCTCAAACTCTTTGTCGTAAAACGAAAATCCCCCAGAGAAACCAAGGTCAAGTCCTCCACAGCCGGAAAAGAGGGATGCAATTTTGAAGTTCATTCGTTAATATAGCGAGAACTTCCATGTAGGCTGACAGGCGACCAAACCTTTATGCGGCTACAAGGAAGTTCCGTAATATGTTGTATAAGAAATGTTTCTTATATGAGTGGTCTTTGTCAGCGCAAGCGCAGAATATATCGCAAAGTTACGAATTTTTTTCGAGACTTGTGCACTTGGCTGCAAAGATAATACGACAGGTGAGCAAAAATCGGTCCCACCTGCGTTAAATGTTTGTTAATATTGCTCGATGGCTTCGATGAACGGTGCGTCGACAGGTTCGCACGAGCGGAGTGGGTAGCGATCCGGCATGGCGCGTTCGTCCATGCCGTAGCCGAGTCCTTCGCAGAAGGCGAGCGCTTGTTCTTCGGAGTCGAAGACCTCAGGTTCGGGGAAGGCGAGCATATCGTCGGAGTCGAGGTATTCCTTGAATCCGTCAATATCATCGTTAACGAGGAAATTGATGGCAAGGGGGTCAGATATAACGTAAACTTTTACTGCCATAAAAAGAAGATTTTGAAGTTGTCTTTGTAGCTACAAAGATACAAAAAATCTTTGACATAATCACTATAAAAAAGCAATTATTTGCTTGAAACATAGTGATTTTATAGGCGTGTATGTTCACGCCTTGCGATATGCGATTGAAGCCGGACGGCGGAGACCCAAGGCTCCGTTTCTTCGACAAGCGAAGCGACAAGTCGATAAACGAAAGCGCGGGCGATGGAACGATATACTCGGATGGCCGGAGGCACCGCCCGGAGCACACCACTTGTGAAGGGCTATATCATTTCAGCGTATCGCCACAAAAAAAGTGAGCAAGGCAGGTCCGGCTCACACTCCGATAGCATAGACTAATCTACCAACAGACGGGGGGCATCGGCATCCCGACCCGCGCTTCCTACAATGCAAAGTTAAGAATTTTTTCAGAGAACGCCGCTCATTGACAGCGAGAAAGAGTCGTGGAACGGGAATTTCTCGCAGCCGATGTAGAGGGTATCGAAGGCGTCGGTGCCGTCGGTGCGGTGTTCGAGCAGGTCTTCCTCGGACTCGGCGAGCTTCTCGCCGGACTTGTCTTTGTGGAAGCCGTTGCGGCCACGGCTTACACCTGCGGACTGGACGGCGAGGATAAGGTCTTCATTGTTCGAGCGGTTGAAGAACGGCATGAGCCTTTGCTTCCCGGCAAAGGCGTTGTTGATGAGAAGATACTTCTCGTCGTGGTGCATCGGGTTTCCGAGGTACACGGACTCGATGCGCCAGCCGTGCCGCTCGAACTCCTTAACCACGTTATAGTGGAAGTCCTGGTCGTTGACGGCATAGTTGGAACCGAGGGCCGTTGCATCGTAATAATAGACCACGGTCTTGTTTCGATGCTCCGCATAGTAGCGGCAGAAGTCCTCGACGAGTGCCGGAATCTTACGCTCGAACTTGACGTAAAACGACTTTATGACATTCAGGCGGCGGTCGCGTGGCTGACCGGCGACAATCCAGTTGATGTTAGCGTTGTAGTCCATGCCGATGCAGATAGGTGCGTCGGGGTCAACGTCCTTGTCGGCGCGAGCATCAAGCGTCGAAAAGTCATAATCATAGCCGAGAGTATCGAGGTATTGATTATCGTTGGCATCGTACTTATGCCCCTCGCGCATCGAGGAATAAAAACCGTCCTTTGCAATTCCGATCCTCTGACACAGGATAGAGGTTTGGAAGGTCAAAGGAGTAAGGTCGCGCTTCATCTGCTTAATGTAGTTCTCGCCGAGAAGCTGCAAGTTTTCAATCGAGGAATACTCGCGGTAATAGACCGCGACGGAGCGCATCTTATTGAGGTCTCGGTCAAGGCGACGGAGATAGCCTTTGAGATAAGGCGGTACAGTTTCGCCTTTGGCGTTTAGGGCGCGTATGCGTTCTTTGGTGCGCCATATCTCATAGACCGTGGCCTCGATAGTCTTGATAAGCTCCACATCCATCTTGTCGCGGTAGTGCAAAAACCACGAGCCTTTCTGCGTCTGCGGCATATCGCTCAATATCATAATTGAGTGATTGAAGGAGTGTTTGCCAAAATACGACTTGATGCCGCCGTTGGCAGGGAGGGTTTCATCTTTGAGCTTGGCGTAGTCAATAAACTTCGCTTCATCGACGAGCAACCAATAGAGCGTAAGCGAGTTGGAGCTGCCGGGTCGGTCCTGTGATATAATCACGGCGACCGAACCATTGTAGAAAGATATGACGTGTTCATAATCTTTCGGGTCGATGATGGGCAGTTTGAAAGATTTGGGCGGCTTTTTGCCGACCACATAGTGTATGCCCTCGATGAAGCCCCAGCGTTTCCATGCGGCGAGCAAGCCCGGAATTGTGTTAGTCAATCCGTGCTTGAAGGTCGGCACAACGATGCCGCCTGTCGAGCCGGGCATACGCTGCATATTGCGAAGAACAAACGGAGCAGCTATGCTGTCCGTCTTGCCGGTGCGTCGCCCTGCGACGATAACGGTGGTGTTCGCGCCGATAAGCTGCGTAAGGCGTTGTGGCTTGTTAAAGTACACTTTTTTCTGTGCCATCGTCGGGATTGTTCTTTGGGTCAGGGAAAAGCGAGTCAAATTCCAAATCGACTTCCTCGAACTCGACATCTTCAATGTCGATGGTTTCGGCCCGGTACTTCTCAATCATAGCCGCGATTTTCTCGGCTATATTGGGAATAGGCTCGATGCCGAGGACACGCGGATCAT